TTATCTAAAGGCGGGTCTAATAAGAAAAGTAATTTAAGATTAGTTAAACCAAGTAAGAACAGAAGTTTTAGCAGAAACTCTGATCATACTGTTAAGAAAAACGCACCTAAAAAGAAACGGGTGACTAAAAAGAGAACAACAAAAAAGAAGAAGTGATATGCAAGTAGTAGAGGACAAGACTCTCGTACTAAGAACCAGAAACCCAGACAAAATAAAACAAAAAATACCTAAAAGCAAAACTTTAGATATTACTGAAGACGTGTACACCATGTCGGTCAACTGGGATTTACCTACCGCACAAAGACTAGCGGCGTTACGTATGAAAAACATACCTAGCCCGATCACTCGTGACTATGATTGGGGCGGTGTATTCCCCCCGATGGAACATCAGAAAACTACAGCCGAATTTTTAACACTAAACCCACGGTCATTTTGCTTCAATGAACAAGGCACAGGTAAAACTGCGGCCTGCGTATGGGCATCAGATTATTTATTAAAGCAAGGATATGTAAACAGAGTTTTGATTGTTTGCCCACTGTCGATTATGCAGAGTGCATGGCAGACAGATCTGTTTCAGTTTGCTGTACACAGAAGTGTGGGCATAGCTTACGGTTCTAAAGAAAAACGCACCGAGATAATAAAATCAAACTACGAATATGTAATTATAAATTATGACGGTGTGAACGTCATACAAGACGCTATAAAAGATGGTGGGTTTGATTTAGTTATTATTGATGAGGCTAACGCATACAAGACAGCCACTACAAAACGGTGGAAAACAATGGCTAAACTCATTACCGCGAATACGTGGGTATGGATGCTGACTGGCACACCTGCAGCACAATCTCCAGTTGATGCACACGGTCTAGCTAAACTGTGCGTACCGCACAATGTTGTAAGGTCAAAGACAGCGTACCGAGATTTAGTTATGTACCCAGTTAGTCGGTTTAAATGGGTTCCTAAGTCTGACGCATTAGATACAGTATTTAACACATTACAACCCGCCATACGGTTTACTAAAGAAGAATGTTTAGACTTACCTGACATAGTTTATACCGAAAGAGAAGCGTCACTAACCAAACAACAAGAACACTACTACCAAGAAGTTCGCACTGAATTTGTTATGTTAGCTGACGACGAGATAGTAACGAGTGCTAACGCGGCGGTTAATATAAACAAATTACTGCAAATATCTTGCGGTGCGGTTTATGCTAACTCAGGCAATACCTTAGAGTTTGATGTGTCGAACAGACTAGCCGCTGTTAAAGAAGTAATTAATGAGTCCATTGCAAAAGTATTAGTGTTTGTACCGTTCAGACATACGATAGATTTATTAGACGACTACCTAAATAATCAAGGGATTACAGCAGAATGTATTACCGGGGACGTTAATCTATCCAAACGAACAGATATATTTAAACGGTTTCAAACTAACGACGACACTAAAGTTCTTATTATACAACCTCAAGCGGCGGCTCACGGTGTCACACTTACTGCGGCAAGTACGGTGATATGGTACGCGCCCGTAACAAGTACCGAAACATACCTACAAGCAAATGCTAGGATTAATCGTAAAGGGCAGACCAACAAAATGACTGTGGTACACATACAAGGTAGCCCAGTTGAAAGAAGATTATATAAATTATTATCTGGAAAACTTGCAACTCATACCCAACTACTTGATTTGTATAACGAAGTAATTAAATGAAATTGAAGTTGACAGTGTTAATTTAATAATATTATAATTCCAACTTAACTCTTACAAGCGGAGTATGAAATGACTGAAGAATCTATACCAACCCACGATCAACTTGCAGGCGCAATAGTTAAATTACGTGATGAGATAAAGCGTATACAAAAAGAAGCCGACAAGAAGATAGCTAAACTACAAGAAGATAAAGAAAAGATGGAATCTTATCTTAGAGATTATTGCATCAAGAATAAGTCTAAAAGTATTAGTACAGAAAACGGCACAATAATGTGTAGGTTAGTACGTAAGGTCGGGACAACTGATTGGCCTGCGTTTTATGCGTGGGTAGTTGAAAACGATGCGTTTGATTGCCTTGAAAAGCGGATCAAACAATCCACCATGAACCAGCTTATAGAGGAACATGAGGAGTGGGAAGGGGAAAAGTCTAAGAACCCCATTGCGATTCCTGATGGATTAGTTACAAATTCAGAATATAAAATTGTAGTGCGTAGATCATAGGGAGCAAATTATGAGCACAGAAATAGCAACAGAAAATACTTTTGACATTACCCAAGCCCCAAAACACATTGAGAAGTCAGAAACTTCTACCGCGAGTACGGGGTTTAACCGACGTATAGATCGTAGTGGGCAGCTATGGCAGATCAAATCAGGAAAGGATGTACTGCATGAGGTTAACTCTCCGCACATAGACGCGGTACTCATTGCTGATGCACCTAAAATATCTAGGTCATACTACGCTACAGACTATGTAGCAGGTGTATCTTTGCCTCCTGACTGTTGGACTTCTGACAGTAACGGCGGCCCAGACGAAAGCGTTGTTAACCCACAAGCTAGCAAGTGTAGTGTATGCCCTCAGAACGTAAAAGGATCTGGTTCTGGTGGTGGGAAGGCGTGTAGGTTATTCACTAGAGTAGCCGTTGGATTCTTAGGTGACAATGAAGCTACGAATGGTGTGTTCCAGTTACACTTACCTGCTACATCTGTTTTTGGCGATGCCCCTGACGCAGTTAATAAACCCACCAGACTTCCATTTCTTAAATATAAAAAGTTTGTAGAGAACAATGGATATAAGATATCGCAATTAATTACTCGCGTTTCTCAAGACGAGAAATCAGCGTATAAAAAGTTGTTGTTTGAGCCAGTAGGATACGTACCAGAAGATTCTTTAGAGCAAGTAAAAGGTTTAATAGAGAACCCAAATACTAAGGAAGCTATAGAGACTAAATATAGCGCCGCTAAAGCTGACGATGAAGTTAGCCCTGCGGAAACATTTGTAGCGCCCGCTGAACCACCCAAAAAACGCAGGAAGAAAAGCCCACCTGCCGAAGGGAAAGTAACTGGTTTGGACGAAGCGCTAGCTGATTTTAATGATAAGGTAGACGATTAATGAAAGATAGCAGGGGTTATAGTTTACGACTATATAGGCAGATACAAAACGCGCCAAGTGACCATCTTGGCGTGAGACTTGGTATGGCGTGTATTGAACACGCCTTACCTGCTAGTGCCGTAGGTGGGTATTTTGGAGTATCTAAGCCAACAATATATTCTTGGTTTTGTGGTAAGTCCATGCCGCGCAAGAAGCACCACGCAAAGATATTTAGTATCTTAGAACACGGAGGCTTGGATGCGGAAGGATGATAGAAACACTAGCAAGAATCCTTCCAAAAGAAGGTCATTACTGTCTTGTTAGCATAAAAAAGCCACTACCGATACAACATGGATTTTATGAAACTTTAGAAGAACTAGAAAAAAACGCAGAAAGCCGACTGACTAATGGTTGGGATGTATATTATGGCTGCGCTACTTTTAAAGATGGGTCTTCTAGGAAAGCCCCTAACGCATTATCGGTAAAGTCTTTTTGGCTTGATTTGGATTGTGGGGAAAGTGACAAGAAACCTTTTGACAATCAAGCTGATGCGCTTAAAGCACTCAAGAATTTTTGTAATGCAACAAAACTACCCAGTCCTACACTAATAAATAGTGGGAACGGAGTACATGTCTACTGGACTCTAAAAGACGCAGTTGCTCCCGATGTGTGGGAACCCGTAGCGGAAGCATTAAAACGACTATGCAGAGATAATTCGTTTGAAGCTGACCCTGCGGTTACAGCCGACGTAGCTCGTATACTAAGAGTTCCAGACACACTTAACTTTAAGTCAGACCCTCCTAAAGTAGTAGAGGTTTGGCAGGAGCAGCGCGAAGAAACCTATCTAAGTATTGATGAGTTTAAAGCTATAGTCGGTGAAGTTAAGACGAGTAAAAAGTCTGAACCGTTTGTGCTAACGCCATTAGCAAAAAGCATACGTGATACCAAACAAACTAGGTTTGAAACAATATTACGTAGGACTGCTAGCGGTAGTGGTTGCGCCCAATTAGGTAATGCTATATCAAACCAAGAGAATGTAGAGGAACCACTGTGGAGGGCGGTTGTATCTATTGCGGTAAATTGCATAGATGCAGATAAGGCTATACATATAGTCTCTAACAAACACCCTGACTATGACCCAGAAGAAACTATTGATAAAGCAAATCGGCTATTGGAAAGGCCATATAAATGCGCTACGTTTGAGAATTTGTCTCCAGAACATTGTGTAGATTGTCCTAACAAGGGGAAGATAGGCAGTCCGATTAGGCTTGGGGAGGAGGTAAAACGGGAAGAAGCACCGCAAGAAGAACCAAAAGAACTAGATTTAGAGATGGTTGAAGATAGTGTCGATGCACCACCACCTAATAAGCCAGTGCTCCCAGACCCTTATTTCTACGCTGTACCTAAAGGAATATACAAGAAAACCCCTGACGACGAACCCGATTTACTTATATACGAGAACAACTTTTTCTTAACTAAACGGCTACACGATAAGGAAAAAGGGGATTTAGTGTTTGCTAGGCTAGAGCTACCGAAGGATGCACCTAGAGAGTTTATGATACCCCTATCAATTATGTCGAGTAAGGAAGAACTGCGGAAACTACTTTCGCAACAAGGGGTGCTTCTTATAGGTAAAGAGCTAGACCACATGATGTTCTACTTAATTACGTGCGCTAAGAACCAACAACATCAATTTGAGGCTGAGATTATGAGAAGGCAGTTTGGTTGGGCCGACAACGACAGTAAGTTTATTTTGGGGGATAAAGAGATTGGAACAGATACCGTTAAGTTTTCTCCACCATCTCCAGTAACAGAAAGGCTATGTCCTTACTTTGAACCAAAAGGGACTTTGGAAGAGTGGAAGAAAGTTATATCTGTATACAACATGCCTAATTTTGAACCTCATGCGTTTGGGTTCTTTACCGCATTTGGCTCCCCCTTAATTAAGCACTTGGGCTATAACGGGGCTATGATTAACCTGATTAACTCTCATAGCGGTACAGGTAAGTCAACCATACTCAAGGTGTGTAATAGCGTCTACGGGCATCCTGATAAGTTATTAGCACAAGAAACAGATACGTTCGCTCACAAAATGAACAGATTGGGTACGATGAACAGTCTACCCTACACCATTGATGAGATAACTAATATGCCGCCAGAATCGGTATCAACACTGGTATACGGCGTATCTCAGGGTATGGGGCCGGGGCGTATGCAATCTCAGAACAACATTGAGCGCAAGAATGACACTACTTGGGCATTGATTGCACTAGCGTCTAGTAACTCGTCTATGGCAGAGAAACTTAACTATATGAAACAGTTTGCCGACGGCGAAATCATGCGGTTACTAGAATACCGCATAGACTCAACTAATAATCTATCTAAGGCGAAGGCATCTAAGATATTTGAGGGGACACTATTAAATAACTACGGTTTAGCAGGAGGAGTATATATCCAATGGCTGATACAAAACCTACCTTCTGTCATGAACTTAGTACGAGAAGTTCAGGAAGATTTAGACAGCAGGGCAAAACTAGTTGCTAAAGAACGGTTCTGGTCGGCTGTTATATCTTGCAACATTGCAGGAGCGCACATTGCCAAGTCTCTAAATCTTATAGATCTTGATGTGGCTAAGGTTCTTAAATGGGCTACTTTTGAGTTAGTTCCAACACTACGACAACAGATTACGGAACCAGATATAGACTTTGAAGGTGTGCTGGGGGCGTTTATTAACTCGTCGTACGGTAAGATTTTAGTGGTTAATGGCAACGTAGATGCTAGAACGTCTTTGTACGAGCAGCCTACTTTAGAGCCTAGGCAAGAGTTAATTGTTAGGATCGAACCCGATACAAAACTTATGTACATATTTAGTAAGTCATTACGAACTTATTGTGCTAGAGAGCAGATTATATTCAAAGATCTAATAAGTAATCTTAAAGCTAGTGGGGTTTTTATACGAACAGAACGTAAGCGGCTAGGTAAAGGCAGTTCTATTAACGCGCAAGGTGTAGATAGTCATGTGTTTAAGTACGCCGAAGATATGATTAACGTTGAGGAGTTTGTTAAAGCGGAGAGCGTAGGTGATTGAAATACATGGAATTAATTTTGATGTTCAGTGGGATAAGTTTGAACCACACTCAAGTTTCTTTATCCCGTGTCTTGATACTAAAGAAGCTAAACGAGTTATTAAACTAGAGACTACTAGGCACAAGTTTAAAGTGCGGATGAAAACAACAACTAAAGATAAAGTACGTGGCGTTCGTGTATGGAGGGTGGAATAAAAAACCCCACCCTGAGAAGTGACTAAAAACAGGGTGGGGCTATCGTAGCTCTTTACGGGCGGGGAAAGCTACATCCTAGCAGGGGCATAGCAATACCAGTAAAGTAAACGTAATTATATTGAGTTTATTATAAAGTGTAAACCTTCAATCCTTTTTCTTTACCTTTTACATAAATTTCGTTTACTAATTTAATTTTTAGTCTAGGGATATATTTTTTAGCGGTGGATTCTCCAATCAACAGGTCTACTTTCTGTTCTTTAGTTGCAGACTCTAACCTAGCCCCCGTGTTGACTGCATCGCCAATAGCGGTGTAATCGAACCGGGATTCACTCCCCATGTTACCTATCACTGCCTTACCGCTATTTATACCAATACCTATCGCTATAGCTGGTAACCCTTCTTGCTGCATTTCTTGATTTAAAACCTTCATATTCTCTATTATTTGCAACCCACACTTCACCGCTTGTATTTCATGGTCAGGTTGGTCAAGTGGCGCGTTAAATATAGCCATCATTGCATCGCCGATATACTTGTCTACCATACCGCCATACTTTTGCACTGCGGCTTGTTGCGCCGTCAACGCTTTGTTCATGATATAGGTTACTTGTTCTGGAGGCAGGCTCTCCGACATACTGGTAAACCCACGAACATCGGTAAACAAGAACGTCGCATACCGCGTTTCACCCCCTAGTTTTAGCT